GAGGTTGGAGCTGTAATGATAATTGTCGGGTATAAAGATCTTTCTGTAAATTTGCCCAATATTAAGACAGCTATAGAAGCATTGGTTTCATTTTTTGGTGGTGAAAATGGAATGTTTACAAAGGGATTTCAGAAGGTTGGTAATCTTGTTACCGCTGCAACTGGACAAATGGAAAATATAGAAGAAAATAATGTTACTTTGACAGTTGAACAAGTTAGTGGTGTTTTGGGAAATGATGAGGATACAGTTGCAGATGCAGATAGAAATTTTGTAGATCAATTTGAGGTCAATGATTTTGTTGTGGGACCAAGAGTTAAGTTTGGTGCAAGAGTATTAGGATATGTATCTAAAGTGAATAGTACAGAAACTCCAAACACAAATGAAGTTTATCAAAAACAAGAATTGGTAATAACAGGTGCAACTGAATTGGATGCAATTGGGTTTCGTAATCTTGGTGCTGGTGCTACTCTTCAAACAGCACAATATGTTAAAGCAGAAAAAAAATATGTAGATGATAATTCTGGCAAACCAATTTCGGGTAGTTTTTATAATAGTTACAAATATATTGAAGAATTATCAACTACAGAAGCAAAAGAAGCACTCACCAAAGTTGAAAGAAAATCTAATGATCCTTTTTTATCGGAAGTATCAAAAGAAGATGTTACTGAAAGTTATAATGGTAAAATTTTGAAGAAAACAGTAGTAGGTAAAATAGAAACGCCCAAATTACAAAAGGCTCCACCACCTAATTTCAAGGCCGCAAAACTGGAAGATTTGATTGGAGATTTTAATGCATTTTTTGGTGCAATCAATTCTCTTGCAGATACGTTAAGAAATATTGCAGGGGATTCTTCTACTGCACTTGATGAAATTATTGCATTTCTTGAATCAAAAATAAAAGAGTTGGATGAAATCAATAACTCTTTACAAGCAGTTCTTAAACTTTTTACAATTGGACTTCCAAAGGGTGGTGTTTATGTTCTTTCAATACCATCAGCTGTAGGAGGAAACGACCTTATTAAATCAGCATTGAGTGGTGCATCTAACAAACCACCAGATGATTTGGACTTTGCAGTAGGATTCTTTATGATGGGTGGTGGCCCAAGTATGAAAGTTCTTAATACTTTACTCAACTCTTAATAAACATAATAAATAATAATACTATGTCCCTATCAACAAGAACATACAAAGACCTTGCATTTTCAATGTTTGCAAACCCTATGAACGGAGACATTGGAAAATCTACTGGTGCAACTGCTGTTAAACGTGCAATCGTTGGAATACTCAAGACCAATTTTAATGAACGAGTATTTCAACCAGAGTTTGGTTCTAACATTCGTGCTCTTTTGTTTGAACCAATGAATCCAATCACAGAACAACGAATGAAGACAGAGGTTGAAGAAGCAGTCAAGAGACACGAACCAAGAGCAACAGTCATTGGTGTTACAGTAGAAGGACAAGAGGAACAAAATCGTTACGTGGTAAAGGTTCTTTTTAATCTATCTTCAGAAGCAGAACCACAAGAATTAGAAACCTATTTTGAACGAGTATAATGGCAGAAATCACGAAACTCAACATTACAGAATTAGATTTTGATGCTATTAAGAATAACCTAAAAGATTACTTTGCATCACAAAGTGAATTTTCTGACCACGATTTTGATGGATCTGCAATTTCGGTGATGTTGGATATTCTTTCTTACAATACTCACTATAACGCATATTACATGAATATGCTTGCAAGTGAAGCATTTTTGGATTCTGCACAATTGAGAGATTCAGTTGTTGCAAAGGCCTCAATGTTGGGATACACACCAAGGTCTGCAAGAGGTTCAAAAGCAAATGTTGCGATTACTGTCACACCAGGCGATTCTCCTGCAACTATTACCATTGACAAGAATACACAATTTACATCAACTGTCAATGGAACATCGTATGTTTTCTGTACATCAAACTCTCATACAATCACACCAGCGGATGGGGTTTATACTGCATCGGGAGTGGAGTTGACACAAGGAGTTCCAGTTACATTCAGATACACGGCGAATACTGCAAATACAGAGCAAAAATTTTTACTTCCAAATGAAAACACAGATACAGATTCACTTACAGTAACAATACAAGAATCGGCGACTGATACAAACACAGCAGTTTATACATTAGCAACAGACATAACAACAGTCAACTCCACTTCTAATGTTTATTTCTTGTCAGAGGACACAAGTGGTCAGTTTAAGGTTGAGTTTGGAGATGGTGTTCTGGGAAGAAAACCAATCACAGGAAATATTGTTCTTCTTGCTGGTCTTGTAACAGAAGGTGCAGATGTAAATGGTGCAAACACCTTCTCAGCTTCAGGTACAGTCGGTGGATACTCTACTGTTTCGGTTGCAACATCAAACGCTGCGGTAGGAGGTTTAGACAAAGAAACATTGGAGAGTATTAAGTTCAATGCACCAAAGAACTTTGAAACACAAAATCGTGCAGTCACAACTGATGATTATAAGTCAATTGTGGAAGGAGAAGTTTCTGGGTTGGATAGTGTTTCTGTTTGGGGTGGACAGGACAACGAAACTCCAGCGTTCGGAAAAGTTTATATTTCTGCAAAACCATCGGGTGCAACTGCATTATCAACATCTCAGGTTGCACTTATAAAATCAGCCGTATCAGATTATAATATCTTGTCAATCACACCAGAAGTTGTGGACCCAGACATCATTGACTTGATTATGAGTATCACAGTAAAATATGATTCACGACTAACAACATTATCATCTGGGGCTGTTGCAGAAAAAGTTGTTGCAACAATTAATAATTACAGAACACAGAATTTGTTGAAGTTTGGTTCTATTTTCAGATATTCGACTTTGTCAACGAAAATTGACAATACAGACACTTCAATCATTAATAATTTGACAACAATTACTGCAAAGAAGGGTATTGTTCCTTCAACAACTGCAAATAATGCTTATACGTTGAGTTTTAATAACCCCATTTATAGTGAATCAACTACTTATGAAGGTGCAGTAACATCAACAGCATTTTCTTATACGGATGCGGCTGGAAATACTTACAGTTCTGCATTTTTTGATGACGTAGATGGAGTAATGAGAATATATTATCTTTCTGGTTCAACAAAGGTTCTTCTTTCAAACAATGCTGGTACTGTAACTTATTCAAATGGACACATTGCATTATCTTCTTTCAAACCAAATTCGTTCACAGGTTCTAAACTTGATTTTACAATCAAACCTTCTGTTAATGATTTGATTCCAATTAGAAACCAACTTTTTGATATTGCAAATACGAATATTACTATTACAATGCAAGATGATGCTGGAACAGGAACAACTGTAACTTCTACAAGTGCAACTGGAACTGTTTCTTCGACCACAACTGGAACTTCATCTGGTACATTAAGTACAACCTATTAATAGAGAATCATGTCTGCAAAAGTCACTGCAAAAGCTGTTTCACAAGTATCGGAACAACTTCCTTCCTTTATAGGTGAGGACTATCCTCTTTATGAAAAATTTGTCAAAAACTATTTTGAGTTCCTTGAGACAATTGTTGTACCATACGAAATTGTAACAGGATATGAAGATGCATATACTTTTATAGTTGGTGAAACAGTCACAGGTCAGACATCTGGTGCAACTGCTGTCGTAAAAGGAACTGGTGCTAATTCTGGTCTTAATAAACTTTTTTTAGAACCAACAAATACACTTGATTTTGTTGTCGAAGAAACTATAATTGGTAGTACTTCTTCTGCTTATGGAAGTGTAACATCTCTTACACGAAACCCTGTCAATGCTCTAAAACTTTTTACATCTTTAATTGATCCTTCTCAAACAACAGAAGGTGTTCTTGAATTTTTCAAAAAAGAGTTTTATCCAAATATTAGAAATTCTTCTACTACAGACCTAAGAAAATTTATACAACACCTCAAAAATTTCTATCGGTCTAAAGGAAGTGAAAACTCTTTTAGGACATTGTTTCGTATTCTTTATGGACAAGAAAATGTAGATTTTTATTTTCCGAAAACTGACCTACTCAAAGTATCAGATGGTAAGTGGTCACAAGACATAATTGTTCAGTTAATTTTTGATTCAAATTATCTTTCTTTCAATGGTCTTACAATCACTGGTGGTTCATCTGGTTCTACAGCATTTGTATCTAATATTACTGACAGAAAACTTGGCACTATTCCAATCATAGAACTTGTCCTTACAAATGCAAGTGGAACTTTTACTCTTGGTGAAACAATTACTGCAACAACAGCTGCAGGAACAGTTATTTCTGCTACTATCACAGGACAATTGACAGACATCACAATCAACGATGGTGGTGCAGGGTATAATAATGATGATGAAATAACAATTACAGATTCTACACTTCAAGGTTTTGGGGCTGCAGCTACAGTCGCAAATACATCTGGTGATGAAGTTACCATTATGACATCAACAAATGATGGTAATGGTTATGAAGTCGATGATACATTTACATTTGATAATACAGGAACAAATGCAGATGTAACAGCCGAAGCAAAAGTCACGGAACTCAAAGACACTTATGATCTCAGTGTTATTACTTCTCAACTATTGTCTGCGGTAGAAACCATTTCATTTAACCTAGCGGGTGCATCTACAATATTACCTTTCAATGTTGCAGTCCAAGCAGGATTTTTGATTGCAGATAATGCTACTTTTGCAAGTGCAACAAAAGTCGGAGAAGTTGTCTCTATCACAAATTCAGAGATAACAGTTTATGATCGAGCAAACGAGGCGCCTGGAGCACAATATACCAATTCGGGTCAAACCGCAGCTCTTCCGAAAACCTATGTAGCATTTGCAGATGCAGATACACTTTTTCTTTTTGATGAAAATGAAACTCCGATTACTGGAGCACAATCTGTAAGTATAGATGATGCATCATTTACAACTGTAACTTCTGATATTCTTCTCAATGGTTCTTTTGGTGCAGATTTTAATAATGCGGCGATAGGTTCGAGCATTCAAGATGCAATGACATTTGAAACCAAGACCTTTGGAAGAATTAATGCGGTTTCAATTACATCTCATGGAAGTGGTTATGAATCAGTCCCAACTATAAGTATCACAAATGATTATTATGAAGACCTATTTGAACCAGATGCTACTTATGGTGGACTCAAGGGAAAAAATGCAGCCTTTACAATTGGAACACTTGGTGGTGAAATTATTGAGATTACAATTAGTGAGGGAGGATTTGGTTATATCACAGACCCAACTGTAACTGCATCAACAAATGCTTCCTCAACAGGTTCTACTTCTGCAAATCTCTCACCAGTATTGACTGCAACAAGAACGAAAACTGGTGTATTTACAGATGATTCAGGCAAACCAAGTTCACAGAAAAAAATTCAGGACAATGATTATTATCAAGATTTTTCTTATGTAATTCAAACATCTGATTCAATCGATGTATGGAGACAAGATGTTCTTAAATTATTGCATCCTGCTGGTATGAAATTATTTGGTGAAGTCGCTATTGCAACATTGTTAAATGCGACAATTTTTGATAGAGGTTCTAATAACATCAATTCAACACTTGAAAATGGTTTATCACAATATCGTGAACTTTCTTTACAGTTAATAACAGAAATTCTTGATAATCTTTATGTGACAGCTGAAGTTGAAATGAATAAAGAGGTGCAAATGGACCTCTTTGCGGACAATTCAATTTATTATGAAAATTCTGGTGATGACCCTTTCTTATATTATGAAGATGGTGCAATTATTATAATGGAAGATGGAGATGATCTTCTCACAGAAAGTGCTACTGAAATTACAAATAGTCAATTCACTTCAATTGCATCTGCAATTATTGAGTATTTACAAACAATCCTTTCTACAAATGGATTGCCGGCCGAGTTCTTTTCTTTGTTATCAATTAAGGATGTAACAACTGTAGTGAATGACCCAAATTTACATTTAGAGTTAGGTAGTAATGAAGATGGTGGTGTTATTCTAAAGGAAGATGGAACAAATTTGTTAGCAGAAGAACCAAGAACAAAAATAATCACTTCGGAACCACACTATTTTCATGTGAACGATGAAATTTACTTGAATGAATTTGAAGGGACAAATGTTGACCAGTTAAATGGCAAGTTGTTTTCTGTATCAGATGTTGATATTGAAAATTCTACTTTGTTGATGGAAGATGAAGACAACATAATGCTCGAGTCAGAAGATGGTTCAATCTTGAGTGAAGAAATATCAATCTTTACTTTGAGTGACCCAATTTCATTGACAGATTATGGAACAATAGATGTTCCAACTGATGATGTTGATACATCTAATGTAACCATTACAACAAATGGTAATGTATATCGTTCTGGGAAAACAGCCTCTTCTGGATTGCCAATACAATTATTGAACAAAGAATATATTGGAGAATATTCCGATTATGAAATAGACCATTATACTTATCATTATTTTTCTGGTGATTTGTCTTCTATTTCAAGTGATACTTATCTTCAATTTGACCCATATGACATAATTGTAGACCAAAATGGGTTGCTCTTGGAAGATGGTGATGAAATTCTCTTGGAAGATTCATTTCCATCAACTCATGCTTCTTATAGTGGTACATCTTCGGGATTGGGGAAATTAATAGAAGAAGAGATTGTTTTATCTGCTGAACATTTTGATGGTAGAATTACTTTGACAGAAGCAGAAACAAAAGTTGTTCTTGGGTCTTATCTTAAAGATGAGACAACCGCAGGAGAAGACAATATATTACTTGAGGATAACGAAAAAATAGAAATTGAAAATTCAGGATTTCAAAATGGAGTATTAACTTTTGATCAACCATTTGATTATGTGAGACAATCAGGCACAAACGGATTTGGATATTTTAAACATAGAGTTGACCAAAGAGTTTCCGTATAAATATAGTAGAATAAACTTTAGGAGAAAAAAGTGGCCGCATTAGTAACACAAAATTTTAGAGTTCACAACGCAAAGCAGTTTCGTGAAATGTTTGACGAAACTGAACTGTTTGGTGGAACTTCAGTAACGGATGCACAAGGATTGTTGAATACAAATGTGTATCTTTTTATCGGAAAATCAAATGCATGGTCTGGGTCTTTTAGTGACACAAGTGTACCCAACCCTGCAACAGCTGCAAATCCTTCTTCGGATACGACAGCAAACACATCTTATACTCATTGGAAGGACATGATTGCGGCCAAGAAAGTAGCTTCCTCTGATGTAAGTCATGTTGTCACTAGACATAATTGGACTTCTGGTAGACATTATTCAATGTACGACCACACAGAAACAATGACAAATCTCCTAGCAGAAAGAACAGGTCAAACAATCAGCACTGGAACAGGAACTTTGTATCCAATGTACGTGATGAATAGTAACTTCAATGTTTACAAATGTCTTTTTAATAACAAGTCAGAAGCAGGAGTTCCACAACCATCAACTACAGAACCAACAGCGACAACGACAACAGCAGGAGCTCCTGCTGCAATTGCAGATGGATATATTTGGAAATATATGTATTCTATTTCTGCAGCGGATTCTCTCAAGTTTGTGACATCGGGATATATTCCTGTTAAACAACTTCGTGATGCAAATGCACTTGGAAATACTGGAACCGCTGGTGGGTTGGGAACAGGCGGAACAAAAAATGATGGATCTGACCAAGCGACAATCGAATATAATGCAGTAGATGGAGCTTTAGACGTATTTGTAATCTCTAATGATGGTGCTAATTATCATTTTGAAAACAACATTTCAATTGCATCGGGAACAGGGACTTCACTTGTTCTTTCTTCATCAGGATTGACAACAGATGATTACTATAATAATTCATCGGTATATTTCACTTACTCTGGTTCATCATATGTAAGAAAAGTCACAGATAGTTCTTATAATGCTGGAACGTCACAAATGACCCTTACTCTTGATTCTACTTTAGGAGTAACGTTATCTGGTACACTTACCGCAAATGTAGCACCTTTTGCAAGAATTATTGGTGACGGACACGGACAAGAAATTGTTCTGACTGCAAATAGTTCAGCCGCAAATTCAGTTGGTGGTGTTACTATTGTAAACTCAGGAAACAGTTTTACAACAGCGTCTCTTGACGTTTTACAACAAGGAACAGGTGCAGGAGCGAGCGCAGTCGTTACACCTATTATTCCACCAAAGGGTGGTCATGGATATGACTCAGTAACAGAATTGGGTGGATATTTCATAATGATCAATTCAAAACTAACTCAAGATGAATCTGGAACTTTCACCACCACAAACGATTTTCGTAAGATCGGATTGTTGACAGATCCAAATACTGATGGTGCATTTACCAAGTATACTGGTACAACAGCAACTCAAGCAAAAACATTTACTTTCACATCAAATACTGCTGCTATAAGTGAGGATATCACAATTTCACAGAACAGTGTGGGTGCAAATGGTGCTACTGCTTATGTTGTTGATGTAAATGCTACTGCAAGTACAATAAGAGTTATTGATATTACCAATGGTGCAAACTCAAGTGTAGGGTATGACGGAAAGCCGGGTTCATTTCAATGTACAACTTCTAATGCTGCAAGTGGATTTACTGGTGTAAGTGATGCAATAGCAACATTTACTTACACTGGTGGTTCCGCTGTCCTAACCAATGTTGCAAATGGTTCAATGCAAATTGGTTCAGGTGATGTTATCTACATCGAGAATCGTGCTCCAGTTGCAAGAGCATCTGACCAAACAGAAGATATTAAACTTATCATAGAATTCTAAAATAAATGGCAAATGTAACTACAGATTTTAATGTAAGTCCTTATTATGATGATTTCGATGAGGATAAGGGATTTTTACGTGTTCTTTTTCGCCCAGGTTATGCAGTACAAGGAAGAGAACTAACACAACTTCAAACCATTCTCCAAAAACAAGTTGCAAGATTTGGAGATCATATGTTCAAGGATGGTTCAAAAGTCCTTGGAGGTGAAGTCACTCTTGACACGGAAGTTCAGTTTCTAAAACTTTCATCGTCAGATACCGCAAGTACATTTGCTTCAGGAATTATAAACGATACAAGTTCTACAGTAGGTGCAGGAACCACACGAGCACAAGTCATTTCTACAATCAACTCTGTAGGTTCAGATGCACCGACTCTTATTCTTAAGTATCTCTCAGGAACAGCATTTTCTGCTGGTTCTACAGTTTATCTTGAAGGAACAACAACGACTGCAACTGTAGCCGCAACAAGTGCTACAGGAGATGCATCAATTGTAAGTATTAATCGTGGTATATATTTCACAGGTGGATTTTTTGTATTGTGTTTACCACAAACATTAGTCCTTGAAAAATACAATAACACACCCACTTATCGTATTGGTCTTACAACTACTGAAGCAATTATTGATAGTGCTTCTGACACATCTTTGTTAGACCCTGCATCTGGAACAACAAATGCAAATGCACCAGGCGCAAATCGTTTCAAAGTTACACTTACTCTTGCAAAAAAAGAAACATCTTCAACTGACCCTGTAGCTGCAAATGCAGATGCAAACTTCATAGAGTTGATGAGAGTTGAGAGTGGTGTTCCTACAAAACACGTAAAGTATCCAGTTTATGGTGAAATTGAAAAGATGATGGCTCGCAGGACTTATGATGAGTCAGGTGATTATACAATTAAACCTTTTCCAATTCAAGTCATTGACCACCAAGGAGCAACTGGAACAACTCTTGCATCATCTGATACAACAATTACTGGTGTTCTGACAGATTTTGAAAATGATTTTGAAGTTGATGATAATATTCGTCTTTCATCTGGAACTGCAACTGCAAATATTACATCAATTACGAACTCGACCTCAATGGTTGTTAATACTGCTTTGGGAGATGGAACTTCACAAACTATTCTCAATAATAATCGTATTTCTGCAGCAATGGAGCCAGGAAAAGCCTATGTCAAGGGTTATGAATATGAAAGTATCGGTGTAGAATACGTTGATGTCAAAAAGGGCCGAGGAACAACTACAACTACAAGTTTGCCTGTCAACCCAAATATGGGCAATAGTCTAAAAGTAACAAACTTTGATTTCGGAAATGCAGCTGCCGGAGAAGCAGTTTTCAACCCTGAAGTATTGACAACTGCCTTTGATTTGCACTCTGTAACATCTAATAATATCACTCAAACAAGTGCAAATACTTACAACTCTACCAAAATTGGAACAACAAAAATAAGACAGATTGATTACTCTTCTGGTGTTTTTACAAATGTAGCCGTAAGCAATACTGCAATATTTGATGCGTATATTTTTGACACACAATTTACGCCAATAACAATGAATGTTGGAACACCATACACTTCTGGTGCAACTGACATTACTTTAGAAAGAGCAAAAAGTACAACAGTTGCCGATGCTTATAATGGTGCAAAAATCACTTTGGGTTCAGAGACAAGAGAAATTACAGATTATGCAGAATCTTTTTCAGTAGGACTTGAGGATGGTCTTGGAAGTATTGTACTAGACAGTACGGATGGAGTTTTAGACGCCGACGATGATATTTTACTAGAATTTGGTGGTGCAACACTCAATCTATCATTTTCAACAAGCGCAGATATTTCAAATACAGTAACACTCAACTTCTCAACAAGAGAGATTGAGGCACTTGCAATTGCGAATTCTACTAATGGAATCGCAAACACTCCTTCTATGGATGTTGATTTGACAAGTAAAGTCAATATAAACGACAGAGCAAGTAATACAACTTTATTTGATACTGATTTGAATTCATTGGTTTTTCCAATTGGAATTGACAATGTAAAAAATTTAAACAACGAAGCATTGACATTTCAAGCAAAAAAAGTTATTGATGCAACATTTTCTGGTTCAGGTCCAACTGCTACAATTACTGCGCCTTCTAACTTTACTTTTGAAACTGAAGGAAAATCATCTGGAACACTTGAGACACCAAAAGCAAATTATCTTGTTTATGCAACAAACTCTGCCGCATCTTTAGCAAACTCTACTGATTCAATTACAACTGGAACAAATTACATTGCAGCTGGTGAAATAGTTGATGTCACTATTGGAGTAAACTCTGGTTCATCACTTACGCTTACACCAACAAGAAATGGTAATACATTTACTGCCGGATCTTTTACCGCAAAAGTATATGCAACTGTAGATACAACTGCACAAAATGAGAAGACAAAAACACTTGTAAGTGCAACTGTTCCTGCTGCTGGTGCAGACATAGAAGATGCTGCCGCAACTCTAACGATTAGTGGTGACACAAATACAACGGATCGTCTTGCAAACGGACAATTTTTGATTGCACCATTTACTGGAACACAGTCATTACTTGTTTCTGACATTTTTCAGATCAATTCAATTATTGAAGCAGAAGATGCTGATGCAACGGCTGCATCTACACAATTTAGTTCTGCACTTTTGACCGCAGCTGTCAGTAATACCGCACATGTAAATAATATTACTTCACGATACATTTTCAATAATGGACAGAAAGACAACTTTTTAGAACATGGTTCTATTACTTTG